TGAGCTCGATCTCTCAATATTTTTGGCGCTCTCATGGTACCACCTCAAAAGCCCTTATGAATCAAGGATTTACAGCCCACCTAGAAATCAGCAGGCACGCCAGTTCCCGAGAACCCGCGGTCCGCCATGGACCTAGAAATAAATTGTACAAAAACATAAACCTTTTATAATCAATCACTTGCATCGAGTAACAAACCGTGCTCTAATATGGTTCTATGAAGGAATACCCACATATATACGGGTATTCCTACCAAAGACCGCTCATAATGGGCTCTTTCATATGACTCCTCCTTGTACAGGCACCCTCGTTGTTCGCGCAGCGGGGGTTTTCTGTTTCTGGGGGAAGAACAAATAAAGCGGGGTACCGCGCACAAGTTAGGTGGTAACAGACACTGCCAAGAATAGAAAGGTCTAACCCGAGGGAACGGATTGCCAAGGCTCTGCGCCTTTAATGGAATAACCCGAGGTAATGGATTGCCAAGGCTATGGGCCTTATGCTTGATGACTTGTCTCGTTACCACCTTACACCACAAGGGCACTGATTATGCAATACAGCTTGGATAAACTAGTTACAGGACAACCCTACCAAAAAAGGGTGGTCTTGACAGGACTCCTAGTTAAAGGGGAGCAGTTTAAGATAAGCGATAACGCAGTAGTCACTGCTCGCATTAGAGCTACCGTTGGCACGCTAGCTTACACCGACTGGCGCACATTAACTAAGAACGCTAATCGGGAGGATGACTGGGATATATCGGTCATCGATCTAAACCTACCTGCCGTGGACACCACGGAGGTCCCCGCAGAACCCAGTGTTTTAATTGATGTGAGAGTAGTTGGTCCGTACGTCGAAGCAGACGGAACAGACAGCGCTGATACTTTTGATAAGACATGGACTTACATTGTTAGCGTAAGTCAGGGAGCAGCGTAACATCCAACACACGGTCATGTATGGAAACTTTTTCAGTCAACAGGTTAGCCCAGCTAACTGGAGTAGATAGACGAACATTAATCAAGTATCTTGTAGGATACGCTCCAGACAAAAAGTCTGCGAAGCGGGAAGAGTACTCGTTTAAGACAGTCGCTATAGCACTATCCGTTATGCCCTCTTGGAAGGTCAAGGGAGCAGACGCTGGGGGAATAGAGAATGATCCAGATAAGATGGATCCTAAGGACCGTAAGGATTGGTACGACGCAGAGAACAAGCGCCTCGCGTACGAGAAGCATTGCGGGGAATTGATACCCGCGGAAGAAGTACGGGACGTAGTAGCGGAAGCATTTAAGATGTTAGTGTTCGCACTAGATACGCTTCCAGACAGAGTAGAGCATGAGGTTGGGTTACAGCCTGATCAGTTAAAGGTGTTCCTTGCATCGGTAGATGACGCAAGACAATCTTTGGCACATAACCTTCAGCACTTCCTTGATCCCGATGGGGAGGAAGTGTCGGAGGAAGTTCAGGGTGATTAATAGCTTCGCCACAGCTAGGGCAACCCTAGCCAGAACGGTCGACGTAATACGTCCTCCGAAGAGATTAACAGTTACAGAGTGTGCTGAAGAGTACGTTTATCTTAAGGATGAGGCGTACACAGGTTATTACAATTCTAGACTAGCTCCCTTGATGAGGGAACCAGCGGACGCCTTGACCTCTAGGTTTTACGATAGCGTGATTCTAGCGGCGGGTGTACAGAACGGTAAGACTCAATCGGTGATCCTTAATGGAGCCGCACACAAGATCATAGCGGATCCAATGGATGCGATGATCATTGAAAAAGATATGGCTTCCGCAGGGGATTTCTCTGTAAGGCGCCTTGATCGGATGATTGCAAACTCCGACAAATTAAAGAGCCTGTTACTTGCTGGTAGATCAGCAGATACAACATGGCGGAAGAAGTTTAAGACGGGGCAGCTACTTAACGTTGGTTGGCCCAGTAAGAATCAGCTAGCGGGCAAGCCTATTGGCTTTATGCTAGGAACCGATTACGATCGGTGGCCTGATGATATCGGCGGAGAAGGATCTGGTTTCGATCAGATGCAGAAACGTACGACCACGTACATGAGTAAAGCCATGTGCGCAGTAGAGAGCACGCCTTCTAAGGAGGTTGATGATCCTACATGGAAGCCCTCCGAGGATAGACCTCACGAGGCACCACCAACCAAGGGTATCCTTGGTTTGTACAATACGGGAGACCGTAGAATGGTTTACGCTAAGTGCCCTCATTGCGAGGAGTACTTTAGACCGAGCCCTGATCCAGATGAGTCGATGTACTTACCCCCTCATGAATCAGTAGAGGAGCGTGCGGCAGGAATAGCTTTGATATGCGCGTTGTGCGGAGAACACATAACCCGTGACCAAGAGAAGGCTTTTCGTTTAACAGGAACTTGGTTAAAGGAAGGGCAGACGATTGATTCGGAGGGTGTTAAGCACGGAGAAGGAAGAGTCTCTAAGAGAGCAAGCTTCTGGTGCGCTGGATGGTTCGCAAGTTTTAATAGCTGGTTTGACATAGGGTTAACCTACGCCAGAGCAGAGGATCAGTACGAAAGAACGGGCGACGAAGACTCGCTTAAGAACGTTTACAACCAAGAGTTCGTTCACCCTTATGTACCGAAATCTAGAAGATCACAATCTACGGATTTCGCGCTGCTTAAGGAACGTGCCTTGGATATAGAGAGGTTCACTGTTCCAGACGGAGTTAGGACCCTGATCACAGCTGTCGATGTACAGGGTGGTAAGGGATCTAGATTCGAGTTTGGTATGTTCGGGATGGGAACAGAAAACAGGGCGTGGTACCTTGATAGGTACACCCTGACCGAGACCGATCGAGAAGGCAAGACGGACAGAATACAGCCCGCGGTTTACGAAGAGGATTGGTCCCTGCTAGACGCAAAGATCAACGCTACTTATAAACTTAAGGACGGCAAGGAGTTGATGAATCACTTCCTAGTTGTGGATTGTGGCGGCGAAGCGGGTGTTTATGATAACGCTCTTAGCTGGTACAGAAAGCTCCCTATGTCCTTGAAAAGAAAGTGTTTTCTGGTCAGAGGTATGGGCGGGGACAGCGTTAAGAAGAATATTAAAGAGAATCAGGACAAGGTAATTCTAAGCTGGCCTGATTCCCGAAAGCAAACTGGACAGAGGAACGTTTCCAGTAAGGGCGATGTGCCAGTTCTGATGATCAATACGGATCGTTTTAAGGACGACATTGCTGGTCAGTTGGACAGAGATTTCGATGGTTGGGGGTTCGTACAGTTCCCCAAGTATTTCAAAGACAGACACTACGAAGAGCTGCTTAACGCGGAGATTCGAGAAGCGAAGGGTTGGGTACAGATAAGAGGCAAGGCAAACGAGTCACTGGATTTATTCGTTTATGCACTAGCCGCTTGGCACCAACTCGGCGGACATAGTATTTCGTGGAACAGACCTCCCTTATGGGCGGCGGACATGGAAAAAAACAGTAACGTAGTCTCCGCTGGAGTTAGGCGAAGTGTGAAGGCGCGACCTTATAGGAGGGTACATAATGCAGGTAGATAATTATACTGAGTCGGATTTAAGGTATCTCCAAGAGGCAATAGCTGCTGGTGAACTTAAGTCAAAGCATCAGGATCGGTATGTAGAGTATAGAGATCTGGATGAAATGCTTCGTATTGAGCAGAGAATTATTGCTTCTCTACAGAGTAAGGATTCTCCATCTAAGAGTCGCGTGCAGTCCTTTAGACTTAACATCAGCTCGGGGTTATAAGGATGGGTGTTATAGCGGATTATATTCTCGGACGCTCTGCAGAAGCAGCTGTTGAGGAGACCCCCAAGCAGAACTCTCGTAGCACGCATAACGTATCAGCTAGTAGAGGAACACGCTCTGCAGTAATGGCAGGCAAGCCAGCGGGCCCGAACTCGGCGGTTAGCCCTGAGCTTCGACTATCTCAGGATAGAGCTAGAGACGCGGTTCGAAATGGTCCTTATATTAGCAACGGATTACGGTCCCTAGTTAAGCACGAGATCGGCACAGGTATAACTTGTACGTTTGAGAATGAGGACGAGAACCTTCGGGACGAGCTTAACAGCTTGTGGAAGGAAAGCATACCTACTATGTTCGCGGAACATGTGGGGCACTTGTACGCTGCACAGAGACTAATAAGTCGGGGCAGAAATGAGGTAGGGGAGATCTTTATAAGACGTCGCAGAAGACCCGCTTATAAAGGAATGGCTGTTCCTATGCAGTGCCAGTTACTTGAGTCAGACATGTTGGACCCAACGTTCAACAGAACTCTTAATAACGGCAACCAGATTATATCTAGTATAGAAATGAATACTAGCGGCGAGAGGATAGCTTACCACTTCTTTAAGAAGCATCCCTCGGACAGAACATTTGGTACCTTCACTAGTGAGGGTACCCAGAGAGTAAGGATATTAGCGAAGGATGTTATCCATCACTACATACCCTTGCGAGCAGGTCAGCTTAGAGCGTTACCCGTGTTTTCTTCGGGTATATTCAAGAACTCTAACCTCGAAGCGTATGATGATTATGAGTTGGAGCGCAAGAAAAACAAAGCATCCTTCACGGGTACCATTGAGCGCGAAGCGAGATACGACCCAGCGACTGGAGTACAGATAGATCCTTTAACAGGAATACCATTTGATATGGGGGATGAGCCCTTACCATCGGTGTCTTTTCAGGCGGGATCAATAACCCAGTTAGGTGATGGTGAGAACCTGAACCTATTTGATGGTGAGTCGGGAGGAGAGTTCTACGCGGACTATATGAGACAGCAGCTTATGGCTATCTCTGCATCTTTCGGTGTCCCTTATGAGCTCGTTACGGGTGATTGGAAGAGCGTTAATGATCGTATTTTAAGAGCGATACTTAATGACTTCCAGAGAGAGATTGAGGCAGTCCAAGAGATTTATTTAATACAACAGGTTCTTGAGAAGATCGCTGAATGGTGGTTGGATGAGGCGGTGTTTAGTGGAGCTATCAGTCTTCCAGATTACGCGAACAAGAAAAAAGAATATCTAGCCACAGACTGGCGCCCGCAGGGTTGGGCTTATGTACATCCTTTACAGGATGCTCAGGCAGCTGTAGCAAGAATAGGGGCGGACCTAAGTACTCACGAGAAAGAAGCTCGAAAGCTTAATTGCGATTCTTCGAAAGTACTCGAGGCTAACATAGCTCACGCCACTCGTAAAAAACAATTGATGAGCGAGAACGATCTCCTTGTAGAGGAGAAAGAACCCGCCGAAGAGGACGAGGAGAAATAAATGAAGAACCTTAATTTAGCGGGGCGGATCTTTAACACCCCTTTGTTGGTTGAGCAGGGATACCTAGCAACGTTCGTCGCAGCTTTTGCGGCGAAACAACCAGATTATAATCTAGAAACAATCGCTCTATCTGATGGAACCGAATTGACTCCTATGGAAGCAATGCACGGTGCTCCGAAAAGATCAAGAGCGGAGAGTTACACGGTACACGAAGGTGTGGGTGTTATCCCTATCAGCGGGACTCTGGTTAATAAGGGCAGTCAGATACCCAGTATCTCGGGTATGCAAGGATACAATGGGATACTCGGATTATTCTCGAGCGCACTGAACGATCCAAGAGTAGAGTCGATTGTATTAGATATCGATTCAAGCGGAGGAGAGGTTGCTGGTTTATTTGAGCTCTGCGATCTTATCGCGGTCTCTAGAGACGAGAAGCCTATCGCCGCTTATGTGGGAGAGACAGCTTGCTCAGCAGCGTACGCTATAGCGTGCTCCGCGGAGACGATCTATATGCCCCGAACGGGGGTAGTAGGTTCTATTGGTGTGGTAGTAGCTCACCAAGATATGTCCGAGAAATTGGCTAATGAGGGAGTTAAGGTAACTCTCCTTCATGCAGGAAAGCACAAGGTTGATGCTAATCCGTTCGAAGCATTGTCCGACGAGGTGAGAGCCTCGATACAGACTAGGATTGACGAAACGAGATCAATGTTCGTTGAGCTGGTTGCAACAAACCGTGGACTACCTACGCAGACTGTGATGGACACAGAGGCGCAGGTGTACACTGGAGCGAGAGCAGTTGAGCTTGGCTTGGCTGACGAAATTATGTCATTTAACGAGGTTATTACAACTATGACTAAGAAAACTAATCAGGGCGACCAAGCCGCTAATACCGCTATTACTGGCGCGAACGCAGCTGAAGACGCTCCCATACAAACAAGCAAGGCGTTCGATGCAATGGCTATCGTGAACCTATGTGAAGAAAAATCAGCGAGTCACCTCGCGGGCTACTTCATTAAGCAGGGCGCTAGTGAGGATACCGTAAAGGCTTCCTTAGACACGTTAGGTAAGTTGAGCGATAAGCTTACTGCCGCTGGGATGGATGCTGCACAAGTAGCCGCTATCTCTGCGCATTTTGCTGATCCAGCGGAACTAGCGGGCGCTATCATCAATTCCTTGAAAGAGGAAGCTGATATCAGTACAGCTATTTCAGAGGAAGCGGAAGCGGACAAAAAGAATGCTGACACTGGAATGACTGCCGCACAAGAGACAGCTCTTTTGTACAGCTTCCAAAACAAAACTAACAAGTAATCGGACGGAGAAAATAAATGACTGTTCTAACAGAAAGTAATCATGAGGGTGAGTTTGTTGTATCACTTGCGAACGGAAAGCGTTCCTTTACGGAAGGCGCTCCAGAGGCGGCATTCGACGCACCAGCTGCGAAAGTAGTTAGCGGCACTGTCGTACAATTAACAGCGGGCGAGTGGAAGGCTGTTGTGGATTTAGATACGGACCCAGTTGGCGTGCTCTACACAACTATCCCACAGGGCGAGACTTTGGTCCAAGTTGCTGTGATCGATAAGGATGCTGAGGTAGCCCTCGGCAGACTAACATTCCCATCAGGATTTGATGCGGGCAAGATAACAGCTGCTACCGTGCGCCTTGAAGCGCAGGGCATCAAAGTAGTTTAACAAGGAGAAAATCTAATGGCACAACCAGACATTTTTAATAATGATGCTTTTAGCATGCGTTCACTTACGCTTGCTATCAAGAAGCAAACGTATGTTCCGACTCGATTGTCGGAGCTCAATTTATTTGAGGCCCGTGGTATTGATACCACTACTGTCTCTATCGACATTGCGCAGGATGCGGTTCGTTTAGTACCCTCGCAAGCTCGCGGTTCAACGCCTACTACTGTTGTAGGCACTAAGTACGAGTCTCGTCCTTTCAGCACGATCCACTTACCACAGCGTTCGAATATTCTTGCAGCACAGCTTCAAGATATCCGTTTGTTCGGTGAGGAAGGCGGTCCATCAAACGCAGCTCTTCAGGCTAAGATCGATGAGCTGTTGATGGATCACGTAAGTAACATCAACCTAACAATGGAGAACCTTCGTTTAGGCGCCATTAAGGGTACGTTGCTCGACGCGGACGGCTCTTCTGTTATCTTGGATATCCATAATGCTATGGGTACTACCGAGACTCAGTTTGACTGGGATCTTGATACGGACGCCACAGACATTCGTAACCAATGTATGGCTTTCAAGCGCTTGGTTGAGTCTAAGCTAGGTAAGGTCGGTTACAGAGGTCTTCGGGTTCTTTGTGGCGCTGATTTCTTCGATGCGTTCACCTCTCACCCATTGGTCGTAGCTTCTTGGAATCGTTTTAACGAGTCCTCTATGCAGCGCGATGATCTTCGTAACGGCTTTACTTATGCGGGCATTACGTTCGAAGAGTATCGTGGTGGTGAAGGCGTTACTATCGAGGCGGACGAAGCTTGGGGTTTCCCAGAGGGCGTTCAGGGTATGTTCATTGAGCGCTATGCGCCAGCGGACTACATGGAAGCTGCGAACACTATGGGTATTGATTTTTACTCTAAGTCTGAGCCGATGCCTTTCGACAAGGGTATCACTATCGAGACGCAGAGCAACCCGTTGGTTCTAAATACTCGTCCTAACGCGGTTGTCCGTGGTGGTCAGAACGCTGCTGTAGTTGCGGCTTGGTAGTAAATAATGGCACGCCGTGAGAGAAGGGTAGCTAGAAGTGTCTTTAGGCAACATAGCACTCAGGGCGTGTACATTGATCGTGATGGGGAGGAGACACCTGTTCGTATAACTACGCAGGTGTCGATTACTCTTGATGGAGAGTACCAAGAAATGATTTATCAATCTGATATGGTACAGGTACTGACAGAGGAGCTTCCCCAACATGATACCTCTAGATCCAGAATCACTTGTTTAGAAACAGGCAAGGATTACACACTGGGAAGAGAGGTGATGGACGATGGGTATATTCGAACCATCGAGGTAGAGCCAACGTAATGTTTCAGTTCAGGGCAGACGACACAAAGAAATTGGTGCAGTTGTATGGCGCTAAGAATGTGAGCGACGTTAGTCGACGCGCCTTGAGAGACACTGGCAATAAGACTAGGACAGCTGTAAGTAAAGAGGTCCGTAAAGTATATAATGTTTCGGCAGCTAAGGTTAGGGAGAAATCCTTCTTGGCTAGAAGCTACGGGACAAAAGAACAAGTAGATCTTGTTTATAAAGATAACCGACCGAACCTAGGTAGGTTCGGGACCGCCGCCAAGTCAAGCCCTCGGGTTAAGATTAAGAAGACGGGTGGCACGAAGGTTGTTAAGGGTGGTTTTAGACTACTCGGAAGAGGAACGGATGAGCTAATTTGGAAGCGCTTGAGCGCAGCCGAAGCAGCCTCTCCGAAGTACGCTGGAAGGAAGGTTAAGATCAAGGTTCTCAGAACGATAGCGGTACCAGAAATGGTTCGTTCTTTATCGGGAGGAGGGGTCCTTCAGAAGGATATACAGGCACACTACGATAGTCGTTTTGATTATCATTTTAGAAGACGGTTGGGGTTAACCTAGTGTTAGATAACTATAGCTTTGCAGAAGAGATTCGGGCGGACATGGAGGAGTACTTCAAGGTCTTCGATCTAGCTACTTTTCAGGAGCCCGCGGAGTCGGTCATGAGAGACCTGCCAGCCTGTTATATGCAGCCCGTTTCTTCCGTACCGAGAGGTATGACGGTGTATGACGGTACTGAGGAGCAAGCGAGCGAGGACAATGTAGCGTTTATAATTTTCTGCAAGGTGGGGGATTTGTTCCACGCACGAAAACACCTAAACAAGGTTGTTCGGGCTAGTGGGATTCGTCCCAACCCAGAGCAGACGGATATCCCTAACCACGCGATGGTTTACGTATCGGGGGATATCGTCACAGTAAGGGGATCAACCTATCACTGGGTTGAGGTCTATAAAACTTATTCACTAGGAGGCTGTTAATGCCAAAAATTTATAGAAACAAAAAGGGGGTACTTGTTAAAGAGAGCACCCTAGGTTGCGAAGAGTGCGGTTTTGATATCGTTGCAGCCACCAAGATCGAGGAACCAGTTGTGGAAGCAAAGGTCTCCGAGAATAAATCAGAGTTGTCTGAAGACGCCTCTCAAAAAACCAAGTCAGCCACTACTAAAAGAGGTAAGTAATGACAACCAATATAAATGATAAGTCGAAGGCACTGTACTTCGAAAACCAAGCAGCTGTTGACGTCAAAGAGACCTTTGATGCGACGGACATTATCCGTACCTCTAATCTCGAAGCGACCATCTATGATGGTGAGACAGTTACTATCGATTATGACGGCGGCTCTGGTCGTAACGCACTAACCAAGCACACTACCCAATACAATAAGTTCAGTTTTGAAATGGATCTTATTGGTGGCGGCGATGCTGGCGCGGGTGAGATTAATGATCCACCTGCAGCTGACGTTATCCGAGCTTGTGGCTACGATATGGCTCTCGCTACGGGCGAAGCGGTGTTCACACCTTCGGATCGATCTAACATCGATATGGCTAGCCTCGGCATGGTTCGACGAGTAGCTACTAACGGTGTGGGAGATTACAAGGTTTACCGCTACGACACATACAATGCTCGCGGACAACTGGGTATTAGTCTGAGTGATGATCGCCCTAAGTTCGTTGTTACGGACATGACGGGTGTTTATGAGCGACCTGTAGAGGTTGCCTCTACTCCTTTAGGAACCACTGTTCCAGCTATCACAGCTAGCCCAGTAACGTTCACTAACGGATCATTTAATACTCTGACCTTTAATAGTGAGACGCTCTGCGTACACTCTTTCAACATACCTAATCTTGGTTGGTCGGTTGTTCCGATCGATAAGCCTAACTGCGCCGATATTAGTCTGCAAGAAGAGAAGATCTTAATCGATATTACCTTCAAGCAACTTGATTTTGATGGTGTAGCTAATCCTTTTGAGTGGGCAGAGGATCACATCCAACAGAACTTCTATGATCTTGTATTGAGCATGGATAATCGTGTTGGGCATATCTTCAAGTTGAACGCAACTGGCAAATTGATGGGTCTCTCTGAGGTCGCTCTAGAGGATGGTAATGTTGGTCTTCAGGGTCAGATTGAAGTTCAAGATGACACGATTGATTTTGGTTTCTACGCCGCGTAAGTAGTGTAGAGTGGGGGGAGTGTTGTTGACCGTGACACTCCTCCCACATCCTTATTTCACGGTCAAACGGTAAACGGTGTTGTTATGTCAAAATTTAAATTACGTGGATTTGAGGAGCATGTAAATGTTCCTGTCACGGTTGAGCTCGCGGAAGATAAGACCGTGGAGTTCACTGTAACCTTTAAACGTGTGGATCGGAAACGCTTGGAAGAAGTTGTTCGAGATACACAGGAGCTATCGGTTCGGGCAAGAGATCTGGAGCAGAAGAAAATACTGGCTTCCGATCAGAAGGCTAGAATGGAGATCAATAAAGATATTGAGAAGCTCGGTGTGGAGGGACAGAAGTTCATTATGGATGGTGTCGTTGGTTGGAAAGAGTATTACGATGCTGATGATAAAGAGGTTCCTTTTAGTAGAGCTATTTTAAAACAGTTCATGGATCACCCAGCATATTACCGCGCATTTGATGCGGCTTTCTGGAGTGCTACTGGTGAACGCTTAAAAAACTAGCAGGGGCGGCACGCTTCCTCTGCGGAGCCGCTGTTAACCGAGCCCGAGAGAAGGAACTGGACGACGAACTCGAGGAAGCGGTATTTATGGGTGCGGATGAGGAAACTTATCGTGCTCAGCAAACGGATCGAAAGGCCCTCACGGATTTCGAACTATATGAGGAAAACCTTGAATCCTTTATGGCGTTCAAGCAGGTAATGACACAAATGCGCTATGTATCTGGGACCAAGAGGACGGTTCCTACGGGACTAGATTATAGCGCGGTGTTAGCTTACCTAAAAGCTTTTTACCCTGTTAAAAAACTTCGTAAAGAAATTATGGAGGACATACAGGTAATCGAAAACGAATATATAAGAGCAAGCCATGAGTAGAACAGTATACGAGCACCTCCTTCGATTAACGGGGGAAAACGCAAGTATGGTGCGAGCGGCAGATGGATCTACCGCAGCAATCAAAAGGCTTGACGAATCATCTAGAAAGGGGCAAAAGTCCTTAGATAGATATAATCGTTCGATGCAGGTGGGTACGAATGCCTCCAGCGCTTTTGCTAAAGCGTTTGGGGGTATCTCCATTGGTCTCTTAGCAAGAGAGGCTATACGTGCCGCCGATTCAATGACCCTATTAGAGGGTCGTTTAAGACTAGTCTCCAGCGGTAACGCTGATCTGGTCGCAACTCAGAGAGAGCTACTCGCTGTCTCCCAAGATTCTCGCGCCTCGATCGAGGCCACTACCTCCTTTTACGTTCGCTTAAAGCAACGATTAGGGGACGTCACGACGGGCTCATTGCAGCTCTCGGAAATCACAGAGCTTGTGTCCAAGTCTCTAAAAATTGGTGGTGCCTCCGCCAAAGAAACCTCTTCTTCCCTTCTCCAGTTAAGCCAAGCGCTTTCATCTGGTTTGCTTCGCGGCGACGAATTCCGTTCTCTATCTGAGAACGCGGTTGGTCTTATGGACGCGATCGCTAAGGGTGCCAACAAGACACAGGCAGAGCTCCGTGCTATGTCTATCGAGGGTAAGCTAACCACCGAGCTGATAATGTCAGCTCTCGCCAAATCCGCTCCAGAGATCCGCAGACAGTTCGAGCAGATCCCTGTTACGGTTGGCGATGCTTTACAACGCGCACAGAACGTTGTTATCACAGGCATCCAAAGCATCAATAAGGAGTACGGGGCTACCGATAAGGTTGTGTCTATTATAGGTGCTCTGACGGAAAACGCGGATCTTTTGGGGCAGGCTTTTATCGGGCTGGTTTCAATAAAGGTCGCTAAGACTATGGATAGTTGGGGGAAAAGTATCGCCTCCAATATTGCGGCTACCAGAGCACAGAAAGCAGCAACACTAGAGAACCAGAAAGCGATGGTGGCGGAGCAAGCCACGATGGTTCGAAGAACCGCTGCTGTAAGGGCGAGCCTAGTTGCCGAAGGCGAATCACTGGCGGTAAAGATACGTCAGATCGAGGTTAACCTAACAAGGGCTAAGACAGAAGCTGCGGTAGCTACCCAAACAGCTCGACTAACCGTTTTAGAGAAGCAGGCGACCGCTAACAGAGCCTCTCTAACAGCCGCTACGGGAGCGCTCACTGCGGCACAAGCAGCGCAGGCGGCAACTAACCGAACACTAGCAGCAACCACTGGTTTCGTTAGCGCTGCGATGACACGCCTTAAGGGGGTAATGGCGTTCCTAGGTGGACCACTAGGACTTGTTATGCTCGCGGTACAGGCGGCGTACATGTTTGATGTTTTTGGTGATGGGGTAGACAACATAGACCTCACCACAGAGTCGTTAAATAAACTCGCCGCCGCTGAGAAAGCGCTGACCGAGCAAAGCTACCAGACACTGCTCCAAGAGCAGGAACTGATTCAGAACAGAATCAAGCGCATCGAGCTAGACGATCTCCAATCGGAGGCTTCTTTACAGGAGCTGAAGTTGCTGACCGAGAAGGAGAAGCTTGTCGCAGCAGCGATCCTTCAAACGGAGGCGGGAGCGGAGGCGGCGGTCCAAGAAGCGATAGCAACGGCACAACTTGCGGAGAAAAAACTTGCCGAAACAGAAGCCCGCTTCGAGAACAACCACGCTATTTACGGGGAGCTAAAAGCCAGTAAGGACCTAAAGATTGCTTCGGATGCTGTTTTAGCAGCCTATGAAAATCTCTCAGCTGTGCAGGAACGGAAGCGTAAAGCGAGTGAGGGGGACACTGCGTCAACAGAGGAACTAGTGTCCCTCTACATCGCGGAAGCGGGTGAGATAGCGAAGCTCCGTACTCAACGAGAAGGGTTACTCGCGCTCCAGAAAGATTCTGTCGCGATGGATAAGATCGGGGCGGACGGCAAGAAGGCACTCGCCAACGATATAGAGGAGCTCAACAAGAAAATAGATCAGAGCTCTAAGAAGAAAAAGGTAGAGCTCTCTGTAACAGAGGAGCTGGAGAAAAAGGAAGCCGATCTTCGAAAAGAGATTGCTTTACTCGACGCAGCTCACAAAGCTTCTGGTAAGGAAGTAAGTGTTTATAGTGTTAAGTTAAAGGCGCTGCGCACAGAACTCGCTAAGCACACTGGAGCCACTGAGGATGTAGAGAAGGCTGTAGAGGAGCTAAGCGGTAAGTATAAGTCGGGAGAGATCGACGTCGCTCAGTATGAGAAAGCACTCAAGGCTCTACGCTTAACACAGGCTCAGGTTGAGGGAGCAATGCGCTCCAGCGGAGCGGCTACGGAGCTCGCGGGGAAGGCTCTGAAAGAGCTTAACATAGACCAGCAGAACCAGCTAAAAATACAAAGAATATCCGCTAGTGAGGGAGCTGTTGCAGCGGAGGTTTACAAGACTCTTAAGGACGTTGCTGATAAGTACGGCATTAGTATCGCGGAACTAGAGACGAAGTACCCTGCACTAGTAGCTCAGCAAGCGGAGTTCATTGCCCAGAGAGAGGGTATCGAAAAACTCAACTCTGCTATCGAAGGTTTCAGCAAGGGACTGATAGACACGATCGTTGATGGTGAGAGCGTAGAGGATTTCTTTAAGGACCTCTGGAAGAGGATGGTTAAGGATTTCTTAGCCTCTGGTTTAATTCAATTACTTCGCTCGTTCTTCAACGGAGGCACCCTAGACTTTAGTGGTTTCAGTATAGGAAACTACTTTAACAATAGCGGTTTCGGGGGGAACAACGCTGGCGGTAACACAGGAGGCTTCAACCTAGGCGGAAATAGCGGTACAGGAAACAACTCACTCGGAGGATTAGCGAAGGACTTTGGTTCTTATATTGGTCTGAGTGAGCAACAAACGGGCGCGGTATTAGGAGGAGCGGCAGCAGCCTTTGGTCTCTATGCGGGGTACCAGCAGATAACGGGAGGCAATAAGGTTTCTGGTGCGGTCCAGATGGGCGGCGCAGGGCTTGGCGCGTATAACGCTTACCAGAAATTCACAGGCGGTCAAGAATATACGGGTATGGCGGGAACATACCTTGGTGCCGCGGGCAACGCTTTCGGAATATACAACGGTATTAAGCAGGGCGGCGTGATGGGCTACGGCTCGGCTGCTATGAACGCTGCGCAGCTTTATGGAGTGGGGCAAACGGCTGGGTGGTGGGGAGGCGCATCACAGCTGGGAACAGCCTTATCCGCGAGTTACGGTGTTAACGGGGCTACAGGTCTATCGGGTGCGTTGGCCGCAAGCTACGGATCAACCGCGAGCGGCCTTAATTTAGCAGCAACTCCTTATGCTCAGAGCCTCGGACAATACACAAACTTCTCAGGGTATGTTCCTCCGAACATGAGCACTGCAGGTATGGGAATTGATGCCTCTCAGCTCGCCGCCCAGCAAGGAGCATCACAAACTGGTAACGGTCTAAGCGCATTAGGTACTGCGGGAGCTGTCGCTGGTGTTGCTGGCGGATTATACGGAATGTATTCAGGCATCGAGCAGGGTGGAGCGCGTGGAGCGGCCACATTCGGTGCTGGTGCTATCGGAGCATATGCGGGAACTGCCGCTCTAACAGGTGGAGCTTCTGCTGTACTCGGTGCTATGGGACCAGCAGGTTGGGCGGCAATGGCTGTACTCACTCTAGCGGGTATGGGTGGAGCGCGAGACTACGATCAAATTCTCCAAGAGGATTATTTGCCTGATTTGTTCGGGGTCCAGAAGGGTTCCGCGGCGGGTAACAACACAGGTGTGTTCGGTTCCGATTTTGGTGTACGAGGATCTGGTCTAAATGCCCAATTCCTAGCGAATGGGGGGGCCAACGGTAATGGCGGCTTCTTCACTGGGGCGCAGAGCTCACTGGATGGTTTCGAGGAAGCATTAAGAGCTGCGGGCTTCGAGAGCCTGAACTCCGATTTCGGTACTCTGCGCGTCTTGGATAAAGACAAGACTGTCGAAGACATAATGGAAGTTTGGCAGACCTATCGTGACGGATTGGATGAGGCTGTTAGCTATGGAGAGGTGTTTGAGACAGCCGTTCAGAACGGTTTGGTTAAACCGAGCAACCTTTTCTTTGAGAACTTCTCTACAGGTTTTGGTCAATCTTATTTCGATGCAAGGGACAGCCTAGGTTTAATAGACGCACGCTTTGATGAGTTATCAGAGAATGGCATGGCTTCTACGGATGCACTCTTCCAGTCTATCAGTGAGCACTACGGTATAGCTCTAGAGGATGCGAAGTATTTCGTAGAGCAATCGGGTGTTTCCATTGATCAATGGACGAACAACTTCTCTACTGCGAGCGATGAGAACCTGCAAAAGCTTTTTGATTTTAACGATGACGGTATCACTTCCTTCGAGAGCACAATGGGGGCGATAGGAGAGATAGGAGAACTAACCGTTGGGGGTATTGCAGATCGCTTCGGGGATCTATCAAGGACAATATCTGAACAGGGAAGGTCCGCGGTAGGTGATTACTTAGAGCAGCTAAGGAGACTCGGGGTAACTACTCAGGGCATGGGTATAACAACCAACTCCTTGAACATCCCGAGCCTAGGGGTATTCTCTAGCGCACTTAGTGGTAGCGAAACGGTGCTCCCTAGTGGTATAATAAGTTCTTCCTCGGACCAGATGTACTCCATAGGGGTTAATGGTCAGGAATCGGTTACGGTTAATCGCAAGGGAATGATAGAAAGAATAGAGAGCAAGCTAGATGGGTTGCTTCGTTCTGGGTCCTCTAGCGGAACAAACGAAATGGTTTCTGTTATGAAGAGCTTGTTGAACGAAATTAAACAAACCAATCAAATGACAGCGGCACTATTTAGAAGCAACTCCGCTTACTCGAGATAATGATTAATGGCTACACTTAAAGAGATATTAAAGCACGCGGAGCCATTGATCTGTGTGCTGGAAATACATACCCACAACACCCTTCCTTCGGGAGAAACGGACTTCGGTATGGTGGGTGGACTTGAGGGGCACGACGGTAACGATGTTTCTCACGGGTATGTGTCTAATGGCAACCTTTATTTCAGTACGCATCCTGTTAAGGGGCTGAACACTCACAAGAAGCTACTCCCTTCCATACAAGGCACTACATCCCTACCCGCCTCGTTCAGCGGTAAGGCGGGCGGATCTACGGTAGCGGCTTTCGATATATCCCTAGCAGCGGATCTCCTAGAACTAGATAAGAAGATATTCGACGGGGCAAACTATACTCTGAAGGTTGGGGGAAGGATCTACGTCGGAGAAGCGGAGGAGGAGTTACTTCATTGGAACGACTATAAGGTATGGTCCGAGGGTCTTATTGAGAACTTTGATGTGGGCGACGTTTTGCGACTCGCAGCCTCAAGAACTCCCAGAGATTTATTAAAGCACTTCCCCCTTAATTATCATGACGACGGAAGTGCAAAACATTTTCTGATCGGTCAGTCTCACAGGAATCACTCACCCAAGTACATAGGCGACGGTGTACACGATTTTCACGATGGCGAGATTAGTCCTAATACAGATACAGAGCTAAATTACTTTCCGTTTAACGGCTTAGAAGATGGTGAGCTTTTTGGCAACGTGACCCTCTCTGGCGATGCTGGCGCGGGAACGACTTATTACACGGCTGGCTTTGATTGGAAAACCACAAACGACAAGGTTGTCACAAGCGCGGGTGCAGATGTTGACGCGACATTCACTGTTGAGTCACCGATGTCCGTTAAGGCTAACAGCGGAGGCGAGAGCTTTAGAATAAAGCAAGCTTCTGATGTTGGCACTTTTCAGGCTGGCAACTTCAAGTTCACGACCGTAAGCGATAGCGAAATAACGTCAGGCGGAAACGCGCCAGTTGTTGTCACAATAGTTGGTTCTGCTGCCGCTCGACCAGAAACTTCGTACTGGTTCAAAATTACAGGACCAAACGCGACCGCGTCAAGAGTAAGAATGGAGTTCGACAAAAAGATTGGCACTATTAAACTCATGGCTCGAAACGTCAATCAGAGTGGCGGGACCATAACGATAGATAATTTCAGCAAGTCTCCGACCAGCACTGAGCCAGCCTATGGTCTAGGTATTAACAGCCTAATCACAATAGATGATGTTGGAGAAAAATACATAGAGTTTGATTTTAAAGGCAACGGAGTTTTCCCCTCTGGAAACCTTGTGGCATTTTGGATTGAAGAGGTCACGCTATACAAGCCAAGAAAAGTTAAATCGCTTTTAGAGTTTGATTTGTTGCAAAAAAAGATCGTTCTTGAGATTGTCGCAAACTCAGGCGAGAAAGTTATCAACTGGTCGGTCGACCCTGTTCTGACGGGTGACGCAATCGGTCAAGGCACCACCATTGCAACTTTCGACGAGTTCAACTCAAAAGAGCTTGAAATTGAGTGGCGTACTGGTTCGGGCGAAATAACCATAACAGCAACCGAGGCGCAACTAGGCGACGGTGTTTATGGAGCCTTTTTTGAAGACGGCTTAATTCGGCTTTCTGCGGCAGATGAAACTGAAGAGCCTCAAGTAATCATGAATATGAAAGACTTGGACACGGGCGACGACACACCAGACTATAGAATCATTGAATACAGAGCCAAGCTTGCGGGTGGAATAGTTGGTGAGATTTATTTGAAATGGAGCGCGGTTGCTGAAATTTCGGGTGCTCCAATGATTAAGCTGTCAAACGATTGGCAAGACGTAACTTTTACCGAAGGGTCTGCCAAACATGGGGGGCCAAGCCTGACTGGTTATAATGCTTCGTTTGGAATGGGGGTGAGATTAGTTCCCGTAAATTACGGAACCTCTCCTTGCACAGTTTTGATAAGCAAGATAAGGGACACGATTCACGAACCTACAGAACCGCAAAATTACGCCAAAAAAATCAAGGTGCTTGACCCTGCTGGCGACGGCTTTGAGTTCTTGCCAACTTTTAAAGTTCCAGATGTTTTTGAAATGCCTAAATGCCCTAAATCCATCGCGCTATACGACTCAAAGGGAAAGGCAAAAAGCCACGAAACATTTGAGTCGATTACAGGCAAGTTTCACGGCATAACGTCGGTTGGATTAAGCTCGGTTTATACTGACATTGTTGGAATTGTTGCTGATGCAGTTTATGGCTCAGACGGATCGGTCGTGCTTGTTGGGAACTTTACTGAAATAGACGGAGTCCCAGTGAGCTGTATAGCTAAAATAACACCAGATGGTCGCGTTGACAAAACTTTCGCGATTGATGGTGGGGCCGTTGACACAGGAGTTAGCAACCCAGTAATACAAAAAATATCTGGAGCCGCTGACGGCGTGATGCACATTACAGGTGGATTTAATGAGTATGCTGGAGTATCTCAAACAAAAATTGCCGCGATCCTTTCTGATGGAAGCTTGTCGCCAGATAGCATGGATGGTGACACCAATTATTATGTCGCGGGAACGATAAAAACCCTCGGAGGCGAAACTCTGGCATACGGAACCTTCTCCGATTATCTCGGTGATGCCGCCTATGAAGGTCTTATGCTTTTCGACCAAGATAACGCGCCTGACGGAACATTCAATTACACGCTAGGGCTACTGCCTATTTTTGCGAGCCAGTATTCTGATGGGCGGATATGCCTGCCTTATGAGGAGAAGATTCTCACCTCCAATGGCGTTTATGATTCAGACTTTATTCATGGCACTGGAATCAGTACCTTTGAATCCATGATTGAAATAAACCCTGATCTATTTTTGGTGACTGGTTACGATCTAGATGCGGACGTCGCTAGGGCGGCTTTCGTTCAAGCTGACGGCACTGAGGTAGGCTCTTTCTCAAGCAACACTTTCAACAACGATGCTCAGGCAGCTATCAGCTTTGACGGTGAGTCTATGATTGTTTTTGGCAACTTCACGGAGGTGAACGGACTTCACTCTGTAAACTATGTCTGCCGATTCAATTCTGACGGCTCTTTCGATGAAACCTTTATGCCGAATGGTTTTGATTCTCCCGTGATTGGCGTTGAGCCAATAGATGATTTGACCTATCTTGTTTTCGGTGCTTTTGGCTTTGCCGACGGAGTCAAAACTGGTCCAGTTGTTAGGCTTAACGAAGACGGCATTACTGGCTTGACCTATGCGGGTGAGGTACTCAGTTACATCACCAAAAAGGCTACTGGCGAAGACAAGGTTTCGACTAAGCCAGAAGGTATGAGCGTGGCTGTAGCGTTTACGCAACGAAAGCCCTTGATACAGTGGATAGACGCTATTGCTTCTAGTGTGGATATGTACTACCTGCCGAGCGAGCAAGAGGGTTCAATAGACCTTTCTCAAAGATGGTCGGGCGTAGGTAACCCCGCGGAGTACCGTCTATATAGTGATACGTTCGTAATAGACTCTCAGGGGTTGGTTGTTAAAAGGACCAGAAGCACTCCCGCGCAAGTAGGTTACAGAGTAACCTACTACGATAATACAAGTGATGATACCGCGGAGATCGATAGCAAGAACGGGTCCGTCGAGTATTTAACAATCGACAAGCCGAAAGAGATCTTTAGCTATGTGGTTCAGGGGTCCGACGCACAGTACCTAGCTAACAGAGACATAAGGGATGTTTACGGAAGTAGCGAGTATACGTTTTCTGAGAGTAGCCTTAACCCCGATGCAGTAGTGGGATTAGCGGGCTACGTCTATGCAGAAGGAACTAACGGTTACACCTCGGAGATCGTTAGCATCACTGAGAAGCTACAGGAGCGTCAACAGGACATAACCGTCAACACGTACAACATAAAAAGGCAACAGCCAGATGGATGATAAAGCAAGATTAACCGTGCCCTACCTTGATGGAGTAGTAACAGAGTATCTGGATACTGGCGCGGGTATGGTGGCGCAGGGTACACTGGTCAGAGCACTAGCGGATATAGACGCTACCCACCAAGTACCTAGTAGTGACGCCGTAACGTACCCCAACGCGCACACTGCTCGTATAAGAATAACTCTACCAGAAGCTAGGGCCGCGGACAGAGTTATTCTAGAGGGCATAACTCAGCTAACTGGATTAACTTACACTCTTAGTAGGGGAGATGGTACCAGTATGACGGAGATAGTTAGTAGTACCGCTATTACCGCGCCACACGGCGATAGTGTTGCGAATATACTGATAAGAATAGCTACTCCAGTAGCCGCCACCACCTATGACATTGAGGTAACAGGTTTCACTGAGGCGATGCAGATAGAGGGTTTGATGTTGGGCGCGGAGAGCTTCGAAGCTGATTACAACTACTCTTGGGGAGCTACCTACGCAGATATGCCTGAACTAGAGCAGGTTAAAACCAAGGGTGGTTCCTCTGCTAGGTTGCGCACGAGCGTTCGTTCTAGGAACCTACGCCTAGAGGGTATGAGTGAGGCCAACGTAGAGGCGTTAAGAACCTTTATTAAGAATAAATTAGTTCGTGGGTACTGTCTTTTCGAACAAGATCAGACAACCAATCAACACTGGTTCTTGGGGTCCGTTTCAAGTACCAGTATAACACCCACTAGATACCAACAATACTCGGTCCAATTGACCTTGATGGAGAACAACCAATGCCCGTAATTACACTAATATCAACAGCCAAGCAAGAGTGTACTATGGCTGTTGCGGGAACTCTTACCTTGGGTGCAGAGTACCCAGAGGTACAGGGTATCCTCGCGGGAGCTTCTGAGGCAGTGGGAGGGGGCGCAACCGAGGGGCTGTTCCTAGAGTTACTGGTTCGGTACAAGGATCAATCATTCTCAACGTCTTGGACCAGAGCTATCTTTGAGATCGATACAGGAACTTTAGTGAGACAGGCTACCCTTCGAACCAAGGAAGAGGGAGGCGCTGAAACAACCGCGGACCTTGATTTTGATAGCGGGCAAGATCTGCTTGTGTTCGGCTCAATGTCACAAAATGCGCTAGACGATATGGTTGGGGCTAAAATTGCCACCGATATTTCCACTTTAGAGGCAACCCTAGTTGCGTATATAAATCGGTTTAGCGTTGGGCTTGAAGTATTAACATCGAACGGAGCTAATTCAACAGGCGGATTTTTGCGCGGCACTTCGGACAGCGTACCAGTTACTCCATACAGCGGCACAACTAAACTGCTAGTCACTATCAGTGGGGATATGCGCGTTGATCGAGTTTCTGGAAGTGCTGGCTTGATCGCGGCAGAAATGCGCGGTGGCTATGTTAATAGCTCTGGAACTGACACTGAGTTCGGGCAAGTTTGTTCTGTCATCAGCAACCCTCAGTATTCGGTGGTTGACGGCTATGCCGAAATGGGCGTAACCACAACTTTCTTGCTTGACAACACCAACTACAACGCAAGCGGGGATTGGGTAACGTTCCCTTTTCACAAGGGCACTAACGGCAATTTCTCATCGAACTTAAGCAACGTCTGGGTGCGATACCAAGAGATCGACGGTTAACGCTCGGCGCAGGAATATAAAATGGCTATTCAAATAATATCAACCGCGAAACAACAGTGCCAAATGCTGGTCGCTGGCGAGCTGACTCTGGGCGCAGAGTTCCCAGAGTTTCAATCAATACTAGAGGGCGTTGATGAGGCAAGCGGAGCTGGCTCTGAAGGTTTCCAAGTTGAGCTGGTGGTTCGCTATGCTGATCAGGCATATTCCACTTCTTGGACCACAGCTATTTTTGAGGTTGATACAGGAAAGCTGATCAGACAGTCCACGGTCAGAACAAAGCTTCAAGGCGGAGCTATGACGGTCGCAGATTTAGATTTTGATTCAAGCAAGCAACTGATTGTCGTCGGTACTTTATCTCAAGCGGTCATAGACGAAAGAATAACCGCCTTGGGTGGAGGGGGTGGCGGCGCTTGGGGCAGCATAACGGGAACCCTGTCTGCACAAGCCGACCTACAGTCCGCCTTAGACGCAAAACTTACAGCCGATACAGCAAATGTAACAGCTGCTGGCGCGTTAATGGATAGTGAGGTTACAAACCTCGCAGCCGTTAAAGCCTTCGACCCTAGTGCCTACGAACCCTCTGATGCAACTATACTTAAAGACGCTGACATAGGGGTTAGTGTTCAGGCGTACAACGCAAACTATGTAGTTGACGCAACGTACGTTAAGACCGATCAAAACTTTACAAACGCGGATCATTCAAAGCTCGATGGTATCGAAGCTCTTGCTGATGTAACGGATACCACTAATGTAACCGCTGCCGGTGCAGCAATGCTCACTGGCGCAACCTTTACAGGTACAGTCACTGCTACTGATTTCATTGGCCCATTAAACGGGGCTGTTCAATTTACAGCTAAGAATAGATCAGGTGGTACAATTACTAAGGGACAGGCTATAGCCATCTCAGGAATCTCTGGTAATACTCCTGAAGTAACCCTAGCGGATGCTGATGCTGCTACTATGCCAGCCTTTGGTTTAGCTGCTACAACAGCTTCAGATAACAACGATTTAGAAATTGTAACCTTTGGTTCTCTTAAAGGTATTCAGACAGATTACGCTGGTTGGGCGGTTGGACAACCTATTTATGTGGCTACAACTGCTGGTACATTAACTAATGTTCCTCCTACAGGAGAGGCGGCTAAGATACAAAACATAGGTACTGTAGAACGAGTACACTCAAGTAATGGCACTATTAAAGTGGGTGGCGCAGGGCGTTCTAACGCTACTCCTAACTTGGATGAGGGCAATGTATTCATTGGTAACGCTAGTAATCAATCAGCTGCTAGAGCTTTAGTTGTTGCAGATACTACAGGCTTACAAGCAGATTTAGATGGCAAGTTGGGCAATAGTGAGGTTACTAATCTTGCTCAAGTTAAAGCATTCGACACTACTGACTACGCAACATCAGCGCAAGGAACAACGGCTGACAATGCTCTACAAAACTTAGTAGAAGATACTACTCCACAGCTAGGTGGCAACTTAGACTTACAGACGCACAGCATAGTAGGTAATGGTGGCACTTCAGGAATCACAGTATCGGCAGATGGTTCTATTGTAGTAAGCACGGCAGGAGGCTTAGGGCTTAATGTGTTCGGTGCTGGCACGAAGGTCGCAGATGTAGTAAGTACCGACAGTGGCATAGTCCAATATCGAATGCGCTCTGACTTGACAGACAAGCGTGTAGTTGCATTGGATTATCTTGGAACTACAGTCCATTCTCAGATTAGATTTGGTAATGAATCTGTTGATATTGCTGGTGCGGCAATCGGTACTCCTTTTGCTACTTTTAATTCAACAGGTGCTTCTGGTGCTTTCGTTGTTGACGAAGATGATATGGTTAGCGATTCAGCAACCAGACTTCCCACACAACAATCGGTCAAGGCTTACGTTGACGCAGGGCTAACTTCTGCTGATAGTTACGAATTTGTTACCCGCACAGGCACAGGGTCATTAGCATTAGTACAAAACGCATGGACAGATTTGACTTGGGCTACGGCTGTTGATAATTATGGAACTGGCATAACTTGGTCAGGCACTAATCCTGAAAGGCTAACTGTAACGGAGACTGGTATATATCGCATCAGTGGCACATTAGACTTTTACTCTACATCAACTAGGGCGCAAGGTACAGCAAAGATACAAGTTAATGGAGTAGATGTTTCTGGGGCAAGTTGGCTAGGCGCAACATATATTAGAAGCAACTCTAACACTTGGGCGCATTGGCCTATGTCGGTAGCATCAAAGCCGCTACAGCTTACTGCTGGTGACTACGTTACCATCGCGGCTGTTGAGGTTACTGGGGCAGGGACAAACAATCCTCCGCTTGCTTCTGACAATGGGCTTACTGAAATATCTGTAGTGCTTTCACGATCTGAAATTAATTTAGAGAGGGTTAGATAGTGACAATCCCTTGTTGAGCTTAAAGATAAGGTGAGTGACAAGTATGCAGAAGAACAAATAATAGATTTTATTGGGATGGATATGCCAGCAGAAACAGGATTAACAGCGTTGCTGTTAAAGAATATAACATGGGTCGTAGCGGCTGTAGTGGGAATAGTCTCAACCACAGCAGTAGCTATGCACCGTTTAATTGGGTTAGAGAAGAAGCATGCAGAAGTGGAAAAAAATTAATACCCCACAAGTAAGTCTATACATTGTGTAGACTTAAAATACAAAAGTGAGAAAGAAAAAATGTTAAGTTCAGAAATTATTGCAGGATTAATAGCAGGATTTACCGCTATAGTAGTTGCTCTAATATCTAAAGGTAAGATTGCTTTTACTGCAAAAGAGCGTATGTATCAAGATATGGGTAGGCTTGCCGATGGGATGTCTATCTTAGAACATCAAGTGTCCAATGCTGATAGCGGCATAGATAGAGCAATAATGTTTGAAGGGCATAATTGTGGTGGACCACCTAGTCCAGACCAGCCTTACTTTGTAGATGTTATCCAGCCAAGAACGACGGCATTAAAAGGACACTTAACCGCAGACCAGATTAAAGAGAAATACTCTAATATGCCAGTAGACAGCCATTACATCTACATGCTGAGAGATTTACTCAAGAAAGACCACATACTTTTGAATGTGGCTGAGATGCCAGATTGCTTACTAAAAGACATTTACACATCGAAGCAAGAAGAGGTCAAGTACTCATTGGTTTCTCTGGCGGGCATCAGGGGGAACAGCATTATCTTTATTTCACAGGCAACGACCAGCGCGGTTATGGATGCAGAGACTTTATTCAACGCAAAACTCGCAGCGTGTAAAATTAAGAGCCTTATTAGGTGATACTTTTACGCCTCTCTCGTTATATATTGTTGGCGGCTATGTGTTTACTAGGCGCCTTTTATTTGCTATTATGGGGATTAACGATTTATATAGAGGAACCTAGGGATAGTTGCTATGGTCTTTAAGCTAAGCAAGAAATCGAGAGAGCGGCTAAAGCATGTGCACCCTGACTTAGTATTAGTATGTGCTTTAGCGATACAGCGTACAGAAGTAGACTTTGCAGTAACAGAAGGAATACGTACTGTAGAACGTCAAAAGAAGCTCATGGCTTCTGGGGCATCCAGCTTAAAGGATCCTAAGAGCTCTCGACACGTTCCTAATGATCAAGGCTTATGTCATGCGATCGATGTAGTAGCTTACTTGGACGGGAAGGTAGATTGGTCTTGGCCTTTGTATCATAAGATAGCAGAAGCTTTTAAAGAAGTAGCTAAAGAGCTCGACATCCCTATAGAGTGGGGCGGAGACTGGAAAAGTTTCCCAGATGGCCCTCATTTTCAATTACCTAAAAGGGCATACAAATGAAAGATAAAATTAAAGCCATGTTTGGTTTAGGCGGGTTTCTTGAGAAAGTACGCAAGATAGACCAGAAGCTGTTCCCTAACCAGAAAATTAGAGGGCTGGCAATCATTATTATTTTGACTGTTTGGTTGGTTCCTAATGAGGATGTTCAAGTGGTTCTAACTACATTCAGTGCAATTAGCATCGCCATACTGCGAGGTGCTAAATGAACATTATAAAGACATTCTTTCTGGATACGCTCTGGAATAATGGATTAGCTCTGGCCCTAGCCGCACTCGCAGCCTATATGGGTATCAGTCGTGTTAGGTCTGAGTATAAAGATTACAAAGAAGACAAGGAACTCGAGAACCAAATAGAAGCTACAGTTGAGCGTAGAGAGAAAGACGCAACGACGGAGCAAACTATTAAAGAGGAGGCTAAAGATGCGATTGATAATGATCCTAACAATGACTTTATTAACCAGTAGTTGTGTCACCACAGGCAACAGACTTTTGAATCAGTGCTTCGGTCAAGAGTTAGTTTTGAATACGCTCAGCGTGCCACCTAAAGGCATTGCCACTAAAGACGATTATTACGAAGCGGCAAGAGTAAGAACTGAAGAGGCTCTAATTTTTAGCCAGAAATACGAGAACGCAAGGAAATGTATTGGAGAATTTAAATGAGTATTGAGAATATCCTTATAGCGTTAGTTATTGTTGGGGGTGTGTGGGCGTTCACACAGAACCGCAAGAAAGATAAAGAGCGCAAAGAGTTCAACGAGCGCGAGACTCCAAAACCAGCGCCATCAATCGCAGATTTACCAGTTGGTAATTACTGCATCATTGATGAATGTACGCCAGAAATAGCAGCAGGGCGCGAGACTAACGGAGCGCAAGACGTACAGGCGCAGTTGTATCTTTTAATATCCGAAACAGGCACTAAACCCGCCTTTATTGGAGTCTCATGTGGTGAGCATGGGGTAAATAAGCAGCCGACAATTAACGCTATAAAAGAGCTCCGCTTAAACATTCCAGTTCTTGAGGGCGCACCAACATACGCAGGGGCTAAGTCTGAGTTAAGTGACGCTATTGTTGCAGAGAGCAAGAAGGGTGTATTTAAAATCTATCTAGGCTCACCAGCAGGCGATGTTGCAAGGGCCTTCAAAGATGATGGAATACACATTCACAATATTAGACTACCTCGGTTGCTAGAGCATACTTGGAACGAGCATATCAACTATGTAGCGGCTAAATACGTCTTAGACCGATTGCAAGACAAATCAGGCGCGGTCACTGAGTATTACGAGCTAATCAAGCGCAGTAATCTACCATCAAAGTTCCAAGACACTCACACGTTCATAAACCTAAACAGAACCCTCAAGGCGTGGGATTTAGCCAATAGTCCTGAAATTCTAAAGCGCAACCAAGAGTTAAATGCAGGCATAAGAGACAACACTGGAGTGTTGCGAATTGCAGACGTTTTATGCGTTGCTAAAGATTTAGGCTTTGAAAAAGACATAGCGCGGATATTTAACGGCATACAGAACGGCATGGATATTTGCAAGGATAGGATTGCTTTAGGCGCGGTAGAGACTTTGGTGCAATCTACGCCTCCACTATCAAGTCTGGATATGACCCCCATAAACCGCGATACGTTCAATGAGTCTAATTGCAAGGTATACGGCGGTACTAGAAACCCATTTAGATACAAAAAGACCTCAACAATTCAGAGCGCATCAATAGGAATAAATAGCCACACCATACGCCACACTAAAGCGGGAACGTGGGCGGGTAAGACTTATCAAGCAGGGCGTAAAATTGATGGAACTCACGGCATTGTTAGCTATGACCGTGAAACTAAGCAATGGTATGTGTTTATGTTTGAGTACAGCGTAATCGGTGAGCCAAGACGACCAAAGGGCTGGCAGTTTCTTAACTGGATTCAGCAAGGCGACCCAGTTGGATTAATCGCAAGCACTAACACTCGAAGCAGTGAATGGGACGTTAGAGGCCAAGCGAATGAGCGCACAAATATCTATTGGGTTACAGCATGACGCTCGACGAATTATTCCCAAACGCGGATAAAACCTGTTTATCCGCGTTTGGGAATAATTCCTCTAAAAACTAACCCAACGGTCCCCTATCATGACAGGAATAAGTGCTCGGAAAGAACAGCAGTTAAAGAAGCTCGTCCGTATCTGGCCCGAGGCGGCTAGTCTCTCCGACGCTTGTTTCAGGGCGGGCTTCAAAACACCCGACCCTAGAGGGCAACACCGTATTAGAAGGCAAGCGGAGGAGTTTCTGGGAGTAGAGCTCCCTGCTATTAACGGCAAGCAGTCCTCTTCTTTCTGGGATATCGATTGCCCCTCTTCTCTAGATATCGCTTCCGCGAAGAAAAAGAAAGACTTTGTAATCACCTCGCACACGAACGACTCCCCCCTAGTAAAACCATTCCTGAAAGCCCAAGAGCTTTTTATGGAATCTAAGAATGGGCAGCTACTTGTTATACCAGTTCGGTACAGGAACCCTGATGCTTTTCACAAAGAGGATCAGGGTTCGTGGTCCCAAGAAATACATCCGTTTGTTCTCACCGATGATTTTCATGTAAGCAAGGATCTAGTAATATCCTCTCATCGACTGAACGCGACCCGAGTTAACCCTCTATCTGGAAACCATGCTTTAACTGGCAGGAAGAGTGTTGTTTACGGTCACCCTCAACTAGCCATGGAAATGGTCGGTAGCCCTAAGAAATTATTGCCTAAGGTAATGATGACGACGGGGAGCTGCAACAAGGCGAGGTACTCCGCAACTAATGCGGGAGGGACAGCGAAAGAATACCACACGCTATCGGCTATCTACATTAAGGTTGTCCGAGGCGGTTTTCATTATATTCAGCTCACTTGGGACGGTACAGGGTTCTGCTATGGAAACGAATACTGGACCGAGGGGGGCATGCAAGCGGTACCAGAGGCGCCCGCGATAGTCCATGGCGACTCCCACGTTTATCATGAAATAGCGAAGGTCACTAATTCAAAGTTACGCGTTAACTCATTGCTTAAACCGTTCGCTCAAGTTTGGCACGACCTTCATGATCAGGGTATCGGAGGTCATCACGAAACACTCAGGGAGCGTATCGAGCGCACCCTGAAAAAAGAGATCTTTATAGAGGATGAAGTTAGGCTTGCTCCCAATTATTTAGAGCGGTTAGGCGCAGACACCCTGAACTATATTGTTGGCGCTAACCACAACGATCACCTCGATATCTGGCACGCTAGTTTTGATCCCAGAAAGGATCCAGCGAACGCTAAGTTTCACGGATGGTTGGCGGGGGTTATGTACGGCACGGAGCAGTCGGCTCTAGAGGCGTGCTTTAATGAGTGGGGATGTGGTGCGCACTACGAGTTCCTTGATAGAAGTGCTCCCAGAGATATCTATGGGATACTTATTCAGAATCATGGGGACAAGGGAACTAACGGTTCGAGGGGTAGTCCGAAGGGTTTCGCGAAGACCGCTTACCCTGTTTTTATAGGGCACTCTCACACACCTAGGATAGAAAAATCTTGTTGGCAGGTAGGCACGAGCACGGATGAAATGACTTACGCACAGGGCGATAGCACATGGATGCTAACCGACGGTATTATCTATTTCAATGGTACCCGCGCCTTGATAAATCACATACGCGGAAAAACTATCTTTGATTTTGACTAGCTTTCGTCTACCAGCTTTGCCATGGATTTTTGGTTAAATTTACCCAAATAGAAGCCCGCTCTCGTGCTTTTCAGTAGCTCTTCGGTGGTGGTAGCCCCTAAGATTCGCGAGAGAAGGGCATCCCAAGGCACTATTAAGTGACCATCACGGAAGCCCCAGACCAAGTCCGCTCTCCCCGCGGCTTGCCCTCGAGCCACCAACCAAGCTTCTTGAAAAGGCTCGAAGGGCGGATTGAAAGCGGTGCTCGGAGAAAAGTTCTTGTCGGAGTACTTCGCCTCTATCCATCCGTTAACTCCAGCTACACCATAACTAATATCAGGTAACCCTACGCTCCTCGCATCCTCATGGAGTTGCCAGTGATAAGGAAGCTTCCGTTCTTCCGAGTACTCTTCGAGACCACGCAAGAGTTGTTTCTTGAAACTTTTTTCGTTCATAAGCTCACCTTTTTCACAGAGCCCCAGTCCTTGCCGCACTCCGCGTCAACGATCAGAGGTACGCTCAACTGGAACGCGTTCTCCATTAGATTACTTACTTCTCGTAACGCTTCCTGATGAGCGGGACCGTCGTTCGCACTGAAATCCAGTTCATCATGTACGGTGAGCATTGGGAGACCTATAACATCACAGACACCCGACTGATAAACATCGACCATAGCCTTCTTCATGATATCCGCGGCGCCTCCCTGAACGATCGCGTTCAGTGCTTTGTAAGTCATGGCTCTTTTAATACTCGGACCATACTCATGCAGTGCTTCGGTTCTTGGTTTAGGGAAAGCTCCCTTCGTCCAGCGAGCTGGTTCAAACAACTCAAACCTTCGACGACGACCAGCGAGTGTATGCACGTAACCTTTATCAGAGGCTCTCTTCATCGCTTTGTTTAGGAGCTCCTTCATAAACGGAACCTTATCATGGAAGCGGTACAGGATCTTCTTTCCTTCAGCAGGAGATACCCCTAGCTCAGCAGATAGCTTAGCTACACCCATCCCGTAGATCAAACCAAAGTTAATCGCCTTCGCTTGGGTCCTTGTTATACCAATATCATCAGCTGTCATTTGGTGAGCATCGAACAAGGGATCCTCTTCATAGAACCCTCTCATGCTATCCGCGGCAGCTCCCTTAGCGTAATGCAACGCTAAACGATACTCCACACTATTGTAATCAAGCTTGTACCATTGCTCCCCATCCTCAGGAATGTACAGAGATCTCATCGCGCTCTCTCGAGGGATGTTCTGTAGGTTAGGCTGAGAGGAAGAGAAGCGTCCCGTTACTGTTCCCGAGTCATCACCCTTCAGTTGATTGAAGTTTGGGTGGATCCTATCTCTGATAACGAAGTTGTTTATGTAGCTCTCAAGAAACACATCATGGATCTTGGTCGCTTGCTTTAGTTGGTTGATCATCCTACCGAACTCCGATCTCTCCAGAACAGCCGCCGCGAAAGAGGGGTTACCCTTCTCGGTCCTAGCGAACGGGAGATCTAGTTTGGTGTACGCTTCCAGAAGACAGGATGGTTCGTAAACGGCTATCGGCTTACCAGCCATTTCATCGATCTTCTTTTGAAGAGTGATCATTTTTTCGGCGGTCTCCGCCTGAACCTTGTCTACTCCTCCAATATCAACTCTCACACCTCGTTGTCTCATTGCGAGCAACATAGGTACCAGCGAAGCCTCCAGATCGAAGACCCCCCAAAGACCCTGAAAGGTAATTATTTTTCGTTGCTCTGACCATACTCTTAAGGGGAGGGTAACATCACCCACTCCGTAAGTAGCTACTACCTTCGGCGGGCAACGATAAATGTTCTTAGCTTGCTGAGCTCTGGTAGCTCTACCGCCGAAGTGCTCAGCACAATATTCGTAGAGTCCCTCACCATCCTTGCCCTCACCGAGCAGATCACCAGCCACTGATTCTAAAGAGTAGCTTGAAGCGTTCTCATCTATTAAGGGTGCCGCCAGAAGCACATCAATGATCTTGCCCTTTACCTCCACACCTTCTTGTGTTGATAGGTAATCCAGATCGTACATTGCGTTCGCGAACACGACCTCTCTGTCGGTCCGAGAAAGAAGTTCTCGTAACCAACCCATGATTTCTTTTTTGTCTAGGCACTCTTCCTCATAGCCTAGGTGCTCAACTGGAAGGTACCAGCCATCTACCTCCCCGTTCTCAAATTCTGCTCCAACACCAACCCCCGCTATGTAGCCACCTGTTCTTACACTAGGGCCCGTTGTTTTGATGTTGGGGTCGTAGGTTTCTGTATCCACGCAGATCCGAACAGCGTCTCGTAGATCAGGGAGTGTTTTTACTGTTGTGACGAGTTCCTTACCGTCGACTATATCTAACTTATATATTGGCATAATTTTCTCTCTTTATATGCAACTCAAATGAAAGGGGGAACAAGCGCTCCCCCTCCCAACTTACTTCATCCTATATCCAGATAGGGGATACTAGAAGTCCTCATCTTCCTCAGAATAACTTGTGCTACCTGAGCTCGCTGGCGCATCCTCATCTTGAGAATAATCTACCTTAGCCATGCCGCTAGAAACAATCTTAGCGAAATCTCCTGCCGCTAGGTAAGTTTCTGGATCAGTGATCAACTCACCCATAGAGAACTGTGGTAGCTTCCATGTGTCGTTGCCCTTCTGCTCGTGAGTAACATCCATCACGTACGTGTGGCTCCAGTCAGCTGGGCGGAAGCGGTTTGGCGACTCTCCGATACGAACAGCAGAAATAATATCTCCGAGTTGCTTGGACCGTTTGATGCCCGTGCTCTTAAGAGCGATAACAGCTGGTTGTAAGCCGTCCTCTGTTACGTGCAGCACGTACCATACGCGAGTATCCATAACGTGGTTTCCGTTCGGATGTAAGAACCGACCTCGATCGTCCTTCGGTAAAGCGAGTGCTTCTTTTTTATCCATACTGCCGCGGAACCCGCCTCCCTCTTCTCGAGGTACCCACTCCAGCATCTGGCGCTCATAGCCGCAGATGATAACAACGATCGGTGCGTCGAAAACCTTCTTGGTTGAGGTGTTAATAATCATACCTGCTTTCGCACCCTCAACGTACTCTGGTCGATCAGAGTCTAGTTCAGGGCTCAGCTTTTGGAGTACCTTTAAAAACGGGGTGGTTAGATCATCCTGATCAAACTGGGTCGCTAACTGCGCGTCGTTTGAATAATTGATCACCGCCACATCGGTGTTCTTCTTTGGTGCAACTTGTTTCTTAGTCATTACAGTTTCCTATTTTATTTAATTACAGTTTTTTGGTAGGGGTAGTAAGTGAACGAGTCGGGCGGTGTTATGCCTTTCTCGATCATTCCCCTTAGGGATGCTTTCAGTGTCTGAGGATGTACTTTCTCCGCTTCGCTGAATTGCAGGTTGTTGGCTAACAGAGTCTCAGCTGCCTTCGCTGCTTCCTCCGCTTCGCCCTTATCAAAGACTAGCGTAAAGCTCTTCTTAATGATTTCTTCTTTACCGTTATCTCGGAGCCATTGGAAGGCTTCTTGCTCGGTAGCTTTCTTGATCGTTAGAGAAAAGTCTTCGGAGACTGAAACCTTCCGCCCATCGGATAATTCTAGGCTCTTTAGGTTCCCCATTTCTCGAAACAGCTCAGGTATATCGACCTGTGATAATTTCATAACGACCTTCTTTTGCTCCGTTACCTTAGCCTCGAGCTTCGTTAGCTCAAGTTGAGCTCTCTCAAGCTGTCGTATGATATCCGATAGATCCGACATTTTATCGGAGGAGGGAAGCTCTATTTCTAGTTGCTGAGAGTCTGCTCTCATTAAATCTTCTATGCTGTTTGCCATTCTAATTCACCGTTTATTTTAAGTTAACCCATCCCGTACGGGGATCCTTCATTACTACCTGAGACACATCTTTCTTGCTCTTTAGTATCTCAAGAACCTTCTCATCAACCGTATCCTCTATCAGTAGATCGATATACAAGCAACCGAGCTCTTGGCCCTTTCGATGCACACGATCCTCCATCTGCCTGCGGTCCCGAAGAGAATAACTGTTGGAGTAAAAGATACTCGTTGCAGCTACAACCAGAGTGTGTCCCCTGCTCATCGTATCGTTCGAGATCAGTATGTCGCAAGCTGGATCATTTAAGAACCTCTGCTTCTCTGCCTCCCTCGCATCGTCCGTAACCTCACCGTAAATAACTGCACACCTTTTACCGAGTTTCTTAGCGAGCAACTCTATCTCATCAACGAACCTCGCCCAGATTATGAGCTTCGAGGTAGCTGTGTACTTATCAACGTTCGCCAGAACCCACTTTAGTTTGGGGTTGTCCTTTATTGGTACCCCCTCATAAGCGAACCCTCCCGTGATCCTAGATAGTTTACCGAGCTGGTCCAGAGCGTTCTTAGCGATAACAATAACATCCTCCGTCTCTGGTATGTATAGAGCCCTCTCGGACATTTCTTTATACACTCTTTTCTGCTCTGCGCTCGGAGAGAGCTTGATCGGCTTGTAGGATTTGGCGGGCAGATCCATACAGTCCTCTTTCAAAACCCTCTCGCTACAGCTCTCTATAATGTCCCCGAGCTTATCTAAATTCCTGTGATTAACAACGAACTTCTGAGCTACCTCTTTATTACCGATCAGAATTATCTTGTCTCGCATGATGCTGTAACGTGCCCTGAAGCTCCAGTAGTCCTGACCTAAGATCGTTGGGCTAAGAAACTGCAGTTGGCTCCAAGCTGCTAGTGGTTTCGAATCCACGGGTGTGCCAGTAGCTACTCTTCGAACAAGAAACTTTGGCGCCTGCTTTAAGAGGTACTTTGTTCTTCTCGCAGAGGGATTACCAATATCATCGGACTCATCGATCACACCAAAGCATTTGTGGTTCTCTAGTAAATACTCGAGAGCCTTCTTTTGCTTAGGAGCGGTAGAGAAGCCCTCGGTCGGAAAACAGATTACCTTAAGCTTGTCTCGGTAATTCTGAGCAGAGATAACATCAACAAAGTCTGCCTCCCATTTCTTACCCTTACCATTATAATAAGCTCGATAAATATTGTTCTCTATCGCTAGGTGCTTTGGTATCTCATCCGTTACCCAGTTAGTGTGAACCCCGTTCGGAGCTATCACTATCACACAATCTATAACTCCCTTGGAGTACGCGTAAGCCGCGTGATCAAGTATAGCTTTCGATTTACCAGTGCCTTGGTCCCAGAAGAAAGCAAAGAATCGTCTTCCCTTATAAAGATCGAAGTTCTTTTTTTGGTGACCCATCGGCTCGGTCTTTAGTATTAGCTCCGCTTCCATTATTAAAGCTTCTCGACCACGATACCCTGATACTCTGTTCGCTCGTCTCGGATAATACGAGAGAGCATCTGGTAGTTAACCTCATAGAAGTTACACCATACGCTCAGGTTACGCACCAAGAAAGTCTTTGCTCCAACCTTCAAGCGGTACTTTGGCTGTCCTTTGTCCCAAGCAATCTCAGGACCCTCTTTATCGGTACGCGAAAGTTCGCGGATTCTTCTTTGATTATTCTTGTCCATGGGTATTATGCGCTCTCTTTAGTTTGTTTAAATCGTTTTGGGTTTTGGTTATAAGTTCGTCTAATTTGTCTGCGTCGTAGAAAAGTTTTTCTGATAAGAAAGTAACCTCCTCGGAGTGCCTCTTACAGAGCCGCCAGTTAGCAAAGAAATACCCCGCCACCGCTCCCAAGAACCAGAAAAGTATCGTTAGCATCTAAAACTCCGACTCAATGTGTTTAAGGTAGGCGTCAAGTAGCTCCCTGTCAGACATAATAGAGAACTCTTTTTCAGTACTAAGCAAACACAAAGAATATCTCTTAGTGGGCTTGCCCGCTTCGTTCTTAGTTATGCTAAAGCGTCTATAACCATAGTGGTCAAGTACCGCGTTAACCAATCTGTTCGAAGCGTTGCTTATCCCCTGCTCCCTTGTCATGTAGTTTCGTATCGTCTGGATCTCACAGATAGGGTGGTTCATCGACAAGTACTGGAGCGCCTCCGCCGCTTCCTCCGCTCTATCGGGCGAGGTCGTTGTTTCTTGTATCGATTCCTTAAACTTCTTCTGACGGTCAGATTGTAATGGCGCCTTGTTCGGTGTGAACAGGTGCGTATCATACTCTAACAAAAAATGAAGTATCGCCTCTAGCCCACCATTAAAGTAAAGCCAATCATGGTACCCAACTATCCAACCCTTGGTTGAATCAGAGACCGTCACACCAGAGTTCCTAACAGCGTTCGCCGAAACGATCACATAGTATCTTCTATCGGAGGCTTCGATTTCGATCGGCACAAGGTGGTTCGATAAACCTATGAATCGGGTGACGTTATCAATCTGATACTCGTTGATGTATTTTCTCTTAACCGTTACCTTATCATTAGTCACCTTTTCTTTCAACGCGTTAGCGAGTGCCTTCGTTTGTGTTGAGTGACTGATACGCATTTCTTCGATCGCTACGAGCAACTTGTTCTCAAGCAAACTCGTCCAGTTGCCTAGCATATCCGCTGCCGCTATAGCAGAGTAATTGTGCATTCCTACTAACCTACCCATGATATCGCAGAGAGTAGACTTACCAGATCCCTGACCACCGATCAGTATCGGCATCCAACGAACCTTCTCCTCTGGCTTCTTAACAGCGTGTGACATGAAACCGAGAAGAGTACTTATCGATTCTTGCTCCCCATCACAGAGACTCGATACGTGTTCCAAGAAGGGATCTATGTTGCCCTCCGCAGGTGCGAGTGTGCTCGGTCTCCAGTTGTTCCAGTAATTCTCCACTCCCGCCTTAACGATCAGCTCCTTGTTAGGAAAATAACCGAACGACTTTACGTTATTGCATTTCAGCATAGCCTGCCTGATATCTTTCTGTGAAGCAGCGTTACCAAAAATAATCGGTATCTGATTCGATTTAAGATGAGATCCGTCGGTAGTGAAAACGTCCGCATCAATTACATAGGTTAGGTAGGGTAGTCTCTGTTCCAAAGGAAGAGCATCGATCTCATCAATCTCGTAGTCCTCTAGTCTAGTAACCTGATCACTGTACCATCTTTTAAGTGCCTCGAAAGCATCCGCTGGAAGGTGCTGTCTGAGTGTCTGTTCTCCAGCTACCCGACCCCCGCTCTCGAGCTTAGCTACCGTGGACCTTACCTGAGCCGAACGATCCTCTGTGTCTCCCGTTATTTCTCCGAGCGCTTCCACAACAGAGAGAATAGTTTCTTCGTCGTAATGGTTCTTGGCAAGGAACCCAGAGAGTCCGAGCGTTAAATTGTTTCGGGATCCGTCGGACCAATAGGGTGTTAAGAAGTCGCATGTCGCTATCAAGCGGACCTGTCTGAACAACCACTCTCCGCTCGTTATCACCGCGGGGGCGTCCCCGAGAAGTTCAACCTTAGCCCCAGATGGGTGCGTGCTCGGACCTACCATCGTGTACTGCGATACGTCCGAACCATCGGTACCTCGCATTTCACAGGACATTTTATTAGAGGGAAGCGTGAACTGCTTCGTATGGATCGGATCGTGGCCCACTGGCATATCGTATAGATAATGCGTGACCATCCCGTCCTTCTTTAATAATAGTGTGGGCGGTAAGAGGAGTGGAGCGTAGCGCCGAGCGTTAGGTGTGTCTAGATCAACATCAACGCATGTCTTACCTAGTAACAGACCTATGTTCGCCGAACCGTTCTCATTAAATCGCGCTAGCTCCACTCCCTCTTTCCAAGGAGCTGTTTTCCAATCTTTGTTTAAGGGTATCTTTCCCGCGGGGCGTCCCGCTATGGGTTGCCAACCGAGCGAGACGTAGTACTCCGCAGCCTCCAGCGCGGAAGCAAATTCTCTGACTCTCATAGGAGCCTACGCGCTTGCTGTGATTTGTGTTGGGTTCTTTCCCGCGTACTCAGGAGATATTCTCTTAAACGGAACCCCCTTGGCTACCCTAACGTACTGCACGGGTAGCAGTATCTTGCCTGACTTATCAATAGCTTTCATGTATTGAGGAGCGCTACCAGAATAAACACCCGCCTCTACTGGGCGTGCCCGCAGTGCTCGGGCAGTTAGTACCTGATCCTTTGCTCTGCGTGATTTGTACTCAGAGAAGGATTCGCCCTCGTTTCTTTTTAAGCTTGCCATTTTAAATCACCGTTCGTTCGTTGAAATTTATTTTACCACCGATCTGTTCGGGGGTCCAGTTATACTTTCGTTACTTCAATACTTTTTACAAGAACCGTGCTTGAGATACCCGCGGGAGCGTTCACCCGAAGCTTGTAATTCCACCAACGCCCTTCCGATAAGCGAGCTTTATACTCCAATACCTCCGCACGCTCACCCTTAAGGTATCTCTTAAAACCCATCGGAGCGGGATCATCGTTCTTAAAAACTACGCTGCTTTTAGGCATACAGTTAGTCCTCCTTCGTATCGTTATGCTCGTACAGCCTCTCTATAAAAAGACGAGACACGATTATCCCCGCGGACTCCTCATAGTAAGGCCCAACTACCTTAAGCAGTGGTCGGTCATCAAAATAAAAAATCTCCGAGCAGTGGTGTGGAGCTATGCTCGGACCAACAATAAGCCAGTGACCTCTATCAGCCACCTCCCAGAGCCCATGGTAGGGTCGCCCGAGTACGTGCTCTATTGCTTCCGCGATAGCCGCGTCCTTCTTATCAGAGGCGTGTTGCATGGTTTTGTAGACCAGTTCTTCAACTCCGCTGGGAGTCTTCAGTTGGTAGTTCGTTGTTTTGTTCGGCATCTTGGTTTCTTTATCCCTTGATTAGTTTCAGTGCTTCCTGTAATGACTCCACCACCAGAGGTAGCATCGTAGGAGTGATCTTAATTATTTTCTGGTCCTGTAAGATCTTTATCTCGTGAGTGGCGGGGTCCCGCTGTATCTCTAGGGGGAGTATTACGCATCCCGTAAAACTATCTCTCTTGTCGCTCACGCTTCACCTATAGGGTTTCTTGTGGTACTCAAAAATAGCTTCGAGCCACTCTCTTAGTTTATCCATCATTCTGGGAATAACCTCTTTTCGCCGTTACAAGAATTGCAAGTTACCTCCTCGTGCTTTGATTGATACAGAATAAGGAGCTTACCGTTCTCATCACAGTAACCGCACTCCTTGTACCAGCGCTTTGATTCCTCCTCGAACAGCCAATCATCAACTCTCCCCACGGATTGCGGGCGGTCCTCGATCCATATATCTGGTCGGATAGAGTGGTTGTCTTGCAAGTAGGGATCCTTTAATTGCCCCGAAGTGTAGTAGACCTTCAGCCCAAGGTTAGTGTTCACCACCGCTGGAGAAACCTTCTCGTCTCTGGCGGTCACAATTATGCACTCATGCCCGTGGCTCTCGAACTCCGTTATTACATGGTCGAACGCCTTCGGGTCCTCAGAATAGGTACCGTCGTAATCGACGGCTATCAATAAATTTTTCATTCTGTTTCCTCTATTATTGCGGCGTTTATTTTGTACTGCTTTAGATCGTAATTAACTACGCCTGTTTTGAAAATTACCGTGAGCTTATCGACCGCTAACGATGTGTCGGGGAGGTGTTGCTCTAGGAGCTTAAATACAAAATCGATCCAAGGCATTTCTTTATCCTTGATCAGTTCCCCTTCAGAGAACACCCTTACCCTCACCGCCAACTAGATCTCCCATAAACAAGCCGTGAATGCCCAACTAATTACAGTGCAAGTAAAGAAATAGATCGCTCCGAACATCGCACATACCCAAGCGGGGGCGAACAGTGAGAGCACCCAAAGAACGACGATCCCTACCGCGGAGACCAATGCGAATATCAGTAGCGCACTGAGCGGAATTAATATGGCTCCTATCAGGGTAGCCCAGACAGGGTGTATTCTCGTTAACCAACACAAAAAATCTTGTCTTAAATCAATAGCGCAATCCCATAGGTAGTTCATTTTATTCTCCAAACAGTTCCATTAAATCCTTAACATCATCGTCCGACACCATCGTATCGACATACTCATCGCTGTAATAGCGTGACACATCCTCTTGGTCCCTTCTTCTGGCGGTTTTGACTTTTCGAGCCGCCTGCAATTTGGCCCTATTAGTATCCGTCTCCATGGAAGCAACAACCGCCTCAATACCTGCTCTTCGTTGAGATCTTCGGGTACGTCCTAACCCCACGCTATCAGAGCTACTGATTCTGGTTCCTCTCTGGGAGACCATAACCTCACAGGTGTTGAACCTTGTCTCGCAACATTTGCACTCCCGTCTTCGAATAACGGTCGCCCCCTCTTTACTGCTCTCCACAACCTTATTCTTGGAAGAGAGACACTTTTGGTTGGGGCAGATCATTCTTCGAGAACCTCGATAGAGTAGTTATACATACACCGCGCGAGCGCCCTAAGCAGGTACTCATCATAATCAGCATAGAACGGGAAGAACTCCTTAACAAAAAATTCGTCCCGAGGATAGCTCTGCCCTATTCGCTCGAGTGTTTTCTGGGCACTCTCTAGTACGTCCTGCTCAGTCTCAAGGACCAGTGAGAGTTTCACTAGGCTCTGATTAGCGGCGTCTATTTCCGCTATTAATGTAAGAGCTGTTTTCAGCTCCTCTTTAAGGTGCTCTACTTCAGCGCTAAGCTCTTCTATCACATCTTCTTGGATCAGGCTCATTATTTTTCTCCTAACTCGTTGTTTTTAAAGGTTATTTATCTGTTCCTGCCCACACCACGAAGATCTGGGCGGGGGGTATTACACCGATAGCGTGGAGTAACTCACACCGATAATTATCGCCCGTGAAATCACACTGGGTTAATTTATATAGGTTAATCGGATAAGCTAATATCGTTAGTAGCAAGAACAACGCCGCGAGTTTGCTTATTAGCGGGTTCGTGGTTGGTAGCTTCTGATTGTTGTAGTTTGGTTGCATGCATCTTCTCCGCGAAATCTTTGTGCTTGGTTAATGTTTCTTTAGCTTTCTGTAGCTCTGTTATAAGGTAATCGATGTTCTCTAATGAGACCTGAACCCCCTCATCATAAGCGTACTTGTTCTGTTTAATAGTAACTACTGGCCCCTCCGATAAACTGGTGCGGATCTTTGGTTGGTGTATTAGGCTGACTTTCATTAGTTGCTCCAGTTCCTTGTTGGTATATAGCGTAGTATACAGTTATTTTACTTATTGTCAAACGTTTATTTATTTACAGCTTGTCCCAAAGCTCTAGGCCCTTCAGCTGGCGAACTCGTTTATTGATCGCTACGTAGGTTACTGCCGACCAATAAAAATTATTGTTAGCTACGTGATACGCGAACTGACCCCCCTGCACCAATAGTACGGGGTCCTCGAGTAAGTAGGGGCA